CCATATAATATAGCGCATTCTCGTACAGCTATATCAGAGTCTTGTCGAAAGCAGTCTGTTACTCTTTCCTCTGATATGGGAGTTCCTTCTGGCTGACCATACTCAGGATCCGATTCTAACACTAGATGTCCTACTCCAAAAGTCAGATATCCAAGATGATCTTTATATATTTCGTAAACGACTCCTTCATCGTATTTTAACTGCTCAAACAGTCGCTCAAATTTCATAGTTTCCCCTTTGTTTTGCACAGTCTTCTGCTGCACTTGGAAGATCGTCGTGCATACTTGTAGCATCTTCTTCTTTATCCCAATCATCAGCAAGCCCATACCAGTTACCTCTATTATTGAGTTGTGCTTTTTCTACTTCTGCATAATGTTCGCCGTCGTTTCCATTTTGTCCAATTACATCTATTCTGCTTTTCATCTTCTTGTCCTCTTTTATCATTGCTCTTTCATGTCTATCAAAGCACTGTGATACTCTTCGCCACAATGCTATTCTTTGTTTACTTGTCATTTTGTTCTCGCAACACCCTTCGCTTTCTCGTAGGATCTCATTCCGCCCAATCCCAGCATTCCTAGTAGGACTGGCATCATTGTTTCTAATTCAATTAATGGTACTACCACGGGACTTTCGACCAGTGCAAGTACAAAGTTTGTCATTGGCACTATAATAAAGTTGGATAACATACCCAGTCCACATATCCAGCCAATTGCAGGACGCCATCCTGCGACAAAAAGCGATTTATGGGCTGCTTCTTGTTTGTTGACTTCTACTTGCGCCATCACTTCTGCATGATGTTGTTTTTCTGCAAGTGTAGCAATCTCATGTGCTAACTTATTAGCTTGGTCTTTATCTTCGATAAACTCTGATACCAAGCCTGTGACCGGTGCTACTAACTCTTTAATAAATCCAAGTGCCATATTTTTCTCCGACTCGATCAGTGTGGGCGAGGTGCGACCCCGCCCAACCGGTTACATTGCGGCTGCTGCTACTAAAACACTACCAAGTACAAAATAACTCATTAGCATTTCACATAACGCACCATCGCAATCCTCTCGGATTTTTCTGATCGTTTTCATTTTTACTCTATTATAACTACCTTTGGTTTGTCTTCTTCTGGAACTATTTCATCCAGAGCAATACACAGTAGTCCTTTGTTCATGTAAGCTTTATTGAGATGAATATTTGTTCCCACCGTAAATGTACGCACGAACTCCTTTCCACTCAAACCCTTGTAGATATATGACTCACCTTCTGTTTCCGCTTTTTGCTTACATACCCCTCGGACGGTTAGCGTATCTTTCAACAGAGTAATTTCGACATTGGACTTATTCCAACCTGGAATAGCCAATTCTACTCTATAACCCCCATTGGTCTTTACGATATTATAGCGAGGATAACTATTATCTAATTGATGAATGTTATTCTCAAAACGGTCAAATCCCAAAAAGAATTTTGGGAAATCTGCCATGTTCAATCTTGCTAGATTGTTCATTTTTTTCTCCATTGTACCCTCTCGGTGTACTCTTTAGCCCCTTTCGGAAGCTGGGTTATTGTCAATATTGAGCGTTTAAAGGCCACTCTCGCCTTCATCAAATTCTATAACTCCTGTGGACTCCAGATAGTTTAGGGCATTGACAATCCCTGCTTGGTGTCCTAATTTCCAGCTAGTCCATCCGCATCCAATGATGCAAACGAAAGCCATTACTATCTGAGCTTCTAACATAATATAATCCATACTTGCTCTATCCTTAGAGTTACTTCTATTACAATCACATATTATACAGGCAATAACATTTCTTGTCAAGAACTATTTTTTCATACTTATAAAATAAAAATAATCCTTGACAATAAAGGTCAATTGTTCTATAATATCACAATGAAAAATTATGTTAAACAACCCTGGTCACACGAAGAACGGACACTGCTTACAAATAAGTGGTATTTTTCAGACAGGGATGATATACAAAAATTATTTCCAAATCGTACTTATAATGCTTGCGTAAAACAAGCAAAATATTTGAGGGATAGAGGATGGCGTTTCAAAAAACTATCTTAGTACTTGGAGCTTTATTGTTTACAGCTCCTGTTGAAGCAGCAGATAGATTTGAGGAACTTTACTGTCTAGCCAAGAATATTTACTTTGAAAGCAGAAATCAACCTAAACTCGGGCAGATAGCTGTAGCACAAGTAACGATGAATAGGGTTAATTCTCCTAGATTTCCGGACTCAGTTTGTGGAGTGGTGCAACAAGGAGGAGAGAAAAGGCACAGATGTCAATTTAGTTGGTACTGTGATGGCAAAAAAGATGAACCAGAAGGCGATGCTGCTTGGGATGAAAGTGTTTATTTAGCACTTTTAATCTATAGCGAAGAGTTCGCAATAGATGTTACAGAAGGAGCACTCTGGTATCATGCAACATATGTAAGCCCTTCTTGGGCAGAACACTACGAAAAAACTGTTCGTATAAACGAGCATATTTTTTACAGATAGGAGAAATTAATGGAACCAGAACAACTGGAACTTTACGATGATGATTACGTACATGACGTATACCTAATAGAAAGTGATGCAGAGGCACTTGCTTCAGCAGGCTTCGGTACTGATGAAGATTATAATCATTTTGATTCGTGGGATGCCTACGATGAGGCGGGGTACTAATATTAGAATTTTAGTTAGAAACAATAATGTAGATAGTGCATTGAGAGTACTAAAGCGCAAAACAAAAGATAAACTTGTTGAGTTAAAAGATAAATCATTTCACGAAAAACGAAGCGAGAAAAAGCACAGAATGCTTCAATCTGCGAAAGTACGAGAACATAAAAGGCAAAAAGATGAAACTAAAACCAAAAAATGCAGACGGAACTAACTTTGAGTTAGTTGGCGATTTCATGGAAGCTTTCGGGCAGACTGTAGAGATAGATCCTACTTGGCCTGATTTTAATACAAGGGATCTTCGACTAGAACTTATATCAGAAGAGTTTAGTGAGCTGTGTCAGGCTATGGAAGATAGAGATATGGTACAGATTGCAGATGCACTTACTGATCTTCTCTATGTTGTATATGGGGCCGGGCACTCTTTTGGTATTGACTTAGATGAATGTTTTCAGGAGGTACATGCAAGCAACATGTCAAAGCTAGGACCAAATGGTAAACCAATACATCGTGAAGATGGCAAAGTTATGAAAGGTCCAGGGTTCTTTGAGCCTGATCTCGAAAACATACTAGGAGCGTTATGATAAACTGGATAGAGATGATAGTATTTACAATACTAGCACCTTCTACTATTGTACTTATTTTCATACTCATAGATAGAACCACAGGGAAGAAATGGCCCTTTGGTAAAAAACAAAAGAAAACTAACTCAGGAGGTAAGTTTGGTTAAGGAGGAAACCATGCACAGAAATCAACATAAATTTACGAACGCCTTCTATATTCTTCCAACTCTCTTTGTAGAGTGGATGGAGCTGGACGGAAAGAAACAATACACCCTAGGCATCGAATGGCTACGGTGGGGCATTTATTTGGAAACTTAATGGGCTTAGGACTTATGGACGGCTTTCCTACTACGCTAGAGTTCTGGGAACACTGGTGTAAAAGTGAAGGCGATATAATTGGAACTGAAAAAGGGTATCCATGCAACTGGTGTGGAGCCGAAGAAAAGAGCGAGAATGAAGAACAAACTAATGTGGTTTTATTATAGTTGGGATTCTATAATGAACTTAAAGTATAATCCCCTTGGTTATATTCGTGATACGAGTATGCAAATGTACTTAATGATAGTAATGTCTATACTTTGGACTATAACATTCTGTAGTCTCATAGCAGGCTGGATGAATCTACTTCCATTGCTGTATGGGCATATACTTTTTGTATTTTCTACTTATTTTACTTGGTCAGTATTTGCAGATGCAAAGAGAGAAGGTAAGGAGTGGTTCCAACAGTGGGACGAGAAGTATACGCTTGCAAAAGCATATAAGAATAAAGATAAAACTAAGAATGCTTGCAAGTGGGACTTAGAGATTGAAGCATGACAGACTTTCGTACTTGGTGGAAGTATCGGGAAGGAAGGGAGATGACAATTGCAGTGAGTATAGTTCTAGTATTTGTACTCTCTGTATTTGCTCTATACGACTCCGAAGAGGAAGATCCAAACATCTGTAGTAA